AACAACGGCGAAACTCTTGTAGCAGATAGTTCCACTTCAACAGGCTTGCGTTATCAAGCACCAATTCAGCAAAATCCAGTATTAAACTCAGCAATGCAGGTATGGCAACGCGGAACAAGTGTTGCGGTGTCAGGTGCTTTTGCATTAACTTATGCCGCAGACCGCTGGGGCTTTTTTAGAACAGGCTATGCAACTGGTATGACAGTTAGCCGACAGGTTACTGGCGATACAACCAATTTACCTTTTATCCAATACGCGCAGCGTGTTCAGCGTGACAGTGGCAATACCAGCACAGGAATTATTTACACATTGCAAAACTTTGAATCTATCAACTCAATTCCTTTTGCTGGCAAAACAGTTACATATTCTTTTTATGCAAGAGCAGGTGCTAATTATTCTGCCGCATCAAGCGCTTTGTCTTATAGTGTAAATACTGGCACAGGCACAGACCAAAATCTTGTAAATGGTTACACAGGTCAGGCTGCTCCCATTTCAACTACGGCAACTTTGACAACCACTTGGCAGCGTTTCACGGCAACAGCAGCCTTGTCATCATCAGCAACACAAATTGGCGTGGCTTTTGCTTACACGCCAGTCGGTACGGCTGGGGCTAATGATTACTTTGAGGTAACAGGTGTGCAATTAGAAGTGGGTTCAGTAGCCACACCATTTCACACTTATGCAGCAACAATCCAAGGAGAATTAGCCGCTTGCCAGAGGTACTTTTCAACCATAACAGGAGAAAATACTGTAGCAATTGGCTCTGCTTGGGCTACTGCAAATGTTGATACAACAATATATTTTCCTGTAGTTATGCGAACAATTCCAACTGTCACACTTGCTGCAGCAGGTAGTGGTGCTGGACAACTTATGTTTATGACGTCAGGGCGTTCTGCTCCTGGAACTATAGGTACAAATACCGCACAATGGATAACAACTTCGAAGTTTTCTGTTGGCGGAACGGGCTACACAGGAGCATTTACAATTGGTAATGCAATTCAATTATGGCTTTCTACAGGTGGTACGGTCTATTCAGCGAGTGCGGAGTTATAATATGGAATATACATACGAAGAAAAAACAGAACTTAATGTCATTATTAGAACAGATGAAAACGGCATTGTCTCATCTGTGCCTATTGACCCAGCCAACTCAGACTATCAACGCTACTTGGCTTGGCTAGAAAATCCAGAAGCGGAACAATCCACACCAATAGTTTCGAGCGATGAATAAATATCCGGACGGCACTGCTGCACGGATCATTGAAGTCGCACTAGCTGAAGTCGGCACAGTCGAGACTGGCGATAATCTGACAAAGTACGGCAAGTTTACAAAGGCCGACGGATTGCCCTGGTGCGGATCCTTCTGCAACTGGGTCTTTCACACTGCCGGCGTTAAGATTCCTTCAATGGTTTCAACGGCTGCTGGAGCTCATAAGATGAAAGAGCTTGGACGCTGGATTGAAGATAAGCCGCAGCTTGGAGATTTATGCTTTATGGACTTTCCACACGATGGCATTGATCGCATCAGTCACATCGGCATTGTGGTCAAGGTAGGCAAGACCAGCGTTCTCTGCATTGAGGGCAATACGTCCGGCACTGGAGATCAACGCAACGGCGGAATGGTGATGGTTAAGCAACGCTATATTGGCAAAGAGATTGTTGGTTTCGCTAGGCCAAAGCTTGTTGCCTATGCTGGAGAATATCCAGTGGTCGAGCCACTTCCACAGGCAAAGCCGAAAAAGGAGAAAAAGAAATGACACAATTTAAGGCACTTGCGGCATCATGGGCTAGATCATCAGTGGCCGGAATGTTAGCCGTCTATATGACAGGCAATACGAATCCAAAGGATTTAGCGATGGGGCTTGTCGCTGGTCTTGTTCCAATGTTGGCACGCTGGGCTAATCCGAACGACATTTCTTTCGGTCGCCAGAAGTGAGCGTGGGCGAATGGACGGCGGTCGGTGGGCTTGTTCTTGCGGTGCTGACTGCCATCTATTCGTCAATGCGATTCATGGTGAAGTCGATCATGCGGGAGTTTCAACCGAATGGTGGCAACAGTCTTAAGGATCAGGTGTCTCGAATTGAGGCACGTTTAGATCAACTATTGCTGGAGATTGCTATCAAGAAATAGACACGCCGACGTCAATCTTGAAATTGTCGGCCATCGATGTCACTCTGTATCTGGGAGCATTCGACAAGGCTCCCACGGGAGCAAAAAATGACATCAGGTGAAATCGGTTTATTCTTGTTTATGTGTCTGGCCTGTATTTTATGGTCGATTGTGAGCTACACAATGGGCTACAAAGAAGGCCACAAAGACGGCTATCAGCGAGGCAAGGCCGTTGGCCGTCACGCATCATCTCAGGCGGTGGCTAAGTGAGCTTCTTAGATAACTACGAAGATGTAGCTGCACGCATTCAGCGATTCTGGGCTACCTATCCAACAGGCAAAATCCACACGTCAATCATGGACGTGAATCTTGAAAAGGGCTACGTCCTAGTCGAGTGCCGTATCTATCGCAACTACGAAGATCAAGAGCCAGCAGGCATCGACTACGCCTTCGGCAACGTGAACACCTATAACGTCCAAATGAAAAAATGGTTTATTGAGGATACCTGTACGTCCGCGATAGGCCGTTGCGCAGGCTTAGTCTTAGGCACTGACAAAAGGCCAACCGTTCAGAATATGCAACAGGTAGAGCAAATTGATCCGAAGATTGTTCAAGATTCTGCCGGTGCCTATGACTACTGGAACACAAAGCACGGCGACGTGCCATCGTTTAAGACACGTGAAGAGGCAGAAGAGGCCGGCATTCCAACTCTTGGAGTAGCTATTGACACCATCAAAGAAACACTAGGCGGTGTTCAAGTAGCTGCTGCTCCATTGTGCGCTCATGGTCACATGGTCTGGCGTGAATCAAAGAAGGACGCTCCTAAATCTTGGGGCGGTTACTTCTGCGTTGAAAAGATAAAGTCGAAGCAGTGTTCTCCAGTTTGGCAAGTTCTTGGATCTGATGGACAGTGGCGGCCTCAAGTATGAGCCGCGTCACTGAGATGATTGACGTCGATACGATGATTGGTCGCACTCTGATTGATGGCAAGATTGTCGCAGAGTTTAAGTGTGAAACGTGCGATCACTGCCAACGCATAGAGATTCTAGATCGTGCAGGTTATCAACGCGATGTCTCTGGCGAGCCGATACTTTGGTTCTGTAGCAAATGCAGAAAATGACAGTAACGCCTGCCGATGAGTGGGCTATCCATAAACGCGCTAGTGACGTCGTCTTTGCTCAAGAAGCAATACTTGGCGTCATTCAGTATTACAACAAGCTAAACAATCATGAGCGCGTAGTCGAATATGCCGAATCACTAGCTGCGGAGTTATGCGTAGCCAGATACTTCGGTCTTGATTACGACATCAATGACAACAAGGGAAAGAGCCGTTCTGATGTAGGCAAGGGCATTGAAGTCAAGTGGACGTCGTATCAAGGCGGCAATCTCATCATCTCGCCTAATGATCGTGAGAGTGATGTGGCCGTCCTAGTAGTCGGCAAATCGCCGGTCTATTACATCGTCGGCTGGCTACCAGTTTCATTTGCTAAACGCAAGCGGTTCAAGAATCCACGTCAAGAATCGTGGTGGGTAGATCAAGGCAATTTGAACCCAATCGAGAATCTAGCAAGGAGCGAGTATGCCGCTATTGCGATTTGATTGCTCAATCTGTAAGAAGCTCTATGGTGACGGGCGTAAAGAACACCTAATCACAAAGGGAGCCGAATTGACGATGCACGAATGGTTCGCTCAATGCTCTGGTTGTGGCACATTCTCGGTCAAGTTAGTTGATGATGGGCTGGTGGCTGGCCTTGACTAGTTATCCACATACTTGTCCACAGAAGCCTGTGGACGGACAGACACACCGGGTTCAATCCTTGACAGAATGTCAGTGTGCGTCGCTATACTTGAAAGATAATATCTTGAAAATAAAGATAAATAAAAAGATAATAAAAATAAAGATTAAAAATAATAAAAACTTATTAGCTATTCCTATGTCAATTCTGATCTTGACAGTATCCACAACAACAGAAGCTAAAGCAGCTACACAGACTGACTTATTGAAGCTATATGCACACTCTCGAATCGTATCTATGGAGCAGTTTAATTGCTTTAATGCGTTGATTACTAAGGAGAGCAATTGGAGAATCGATGCACGTAATGGATCTCATTACGGCTTAGGCCAGATGCGTAATGCTAAGTACGGACGACTCGATGGCTTCTCGATGGTGGACTGGAGCATTCGCTATATCAAGGGACGCTATGGATCTATGTGCAACGCATGGAGATTCTTGAAAGCTAATGGACACCATTGATGGCAAGCGGTAAGCATGAGAAGGTTTACGGGTCAGCTTGGCGCAAGATGAGACGCTACATCTTGGCCAGAGATAGCTACACTTGCCAGTACTGCATGGCTCCAGCCAATACAGTGGATCATGTGAATCCAGTGAGCAAAGGCGGTGAGATATTGAACCCGGAGAACCTGGTCGCTGCGTGCGTCTCGTGCAATAGCCGGAAACAAGACAAGTCTTCGCGCTTTTTTTTGAAGCCGGTTCCCACCGCCATGCTCTCCCGGGAATCTCTTTCACCACCAAACGAGACGTTCAGTTATGACTAAGACTGGACAGGGTCGAACAAGGGCTCTCAAGGCCGTACCAGAGGCGAACAGAGATGAACCGAGATTGGACACGGCAATTCTTGCGCCGAAGTCTCTAATCGGCTCTCCTACGCCCCGAATCCACTCACGGCTTAACGATTTGCCGTCTAAGGGCGATGAATTGATTGCATTTGCGGAGTCTTGCGGTATCGACTTGATGCCCTGGCAAAGATTTGTCATTCATCACGCCCACAAAATCAAAGATGATCAGAGATGGGCAGCTTCTGAAATCTGCATTGTGGCAGCAAGGCAACAAGGTAAGTCCACGCTTTTATTGATCCGAGCATTGGCTGGACTCTTTCTCTGGAATGAGCCGTTGCAGATTTCATCAGCTCACCGGCTATCGACGGCTCTGGAGTTGTTCCGCCAGATTGTTAAGATTATCGAGACAAATGATTTCTTAAAGAAACAGGTGCAAGTAATCCGATGGGCTCACGGATCCGAAGAAATTGTCACAATTACCGGCAATCGCTACATGGTGCGCGCCAGCAATAACGCGGCACGTGGAATCAGCCGGCCAGAAGTTGTCTATATGGACGAGCTTTCAGAGATGAAAGATTTAGATGGCTTTGCTTCTTTGCGCTATACCATGATGGCCTCTCGGAATCCGCAAGTCTGGACTTTCTCGACGGCCGGTGATCAGGAGTCGGTCGTACTCAATCAGCTACGCGAGCGCGGAATGGCTGCTGCCGTCGGCGGTACGGATTCAATCGTCTATCTGGAATGGTCTGGATATACCGACGACATCACAGATGAAAAAAATTGGATTGCAAGTAATCCAGCACTTGGCCACACAGTGCATGAAGATAACATTCGCGCGGTACTTAATGACCCGCCCCACGTTGTTCAGCAGGAAGTGTTGTGTCGCTGGATTCATCAGAAAGACGCAGTCATTCCGGCAATTTCATGGAAAGAGTGTGAAGATGCCAGCGTTGAGCTAGATGTAGAAAAGACGACTTGGTTCGGACTCGATTTATCGCCGGATCGTAGAGCAGCCGCATTGGTGGCCGCTCAGCGCATTGGCGAGGACAAGTTCGTCGTCAAGCTGCTGCGAACATGGGAAAACTCAGTCTCACTCAATGATTTAGAGATGGCCAATCAAATTGCGGAGCATTTCCGCAAGTATCCAGTCGAAGTTATTGCCTACTCAAAAAGAACGGCCACGGCCGTTGCTGGTCGCTTAGTTCCAGCCGGTATTCCGATTATGGACTTTGATGGACACAATTACGCGACTGCATGCGATCAACTACTTTCGGCCATTACATCAAATCGATTGCGTCACGCTGGCAACGAAGAGCTGACAAAACAAATGCTCTCAGCCGTTAGATTGCCTCATGGCGATGGCGGTTGGGTAATTGGGCGCAGAGCTTCCCAGACGACAGTATGCGCCAGCGTTGCCACTGCGCTCGCTACATTCTATGCGACACGCCCAGAGACAGAGATAGACATTCTGGTCGGTTAGATGTATAGCCGACCTTTAGACTTCACGCATGGGTCTATTCTCTCGCACAGTAACGACTGCGGCTCCGGCTGCGACTTCCGACATTGAAGCGTCTTTGGCTCCAGTAAATGTCACTAGCTCTCTCTACAATATCTACGGCGTCGCTGGAATCACTGCATCGCGCGTCGAGTTTATGTCCGTACCAACATGCGCCAGAGCACGCAACATTATTTCGTCCAGCGTCGCATCGATTCCACTCAGGGTTCGCACAAAAGCAGATGGCGCACGTGTAGAGCTTGTTCCAAAGGTAATCAATCAACCGGATCCACGCGTTCCGGGATTTGCAACGTATGCGTGGCTGGCAGAAGATTTGCTGCTATATGGGTACGGGTATATGCGCATTCTTGAGCTTTATGCAGACACGTATCGCATTCGTAGTGCAGAACGCATTGATCCTACTCGCGTCACAATTAAAACAAATGCGATGGGAACAGAAATTGAGTATTACTGCGTAGATTCAATTCCAGTGCCATACGATGGCGTTGGAAGTCTTGCAGTCTTTTACGGCGTAGATGAGGGCATTCTCAATCGCGCTGGTCGCACAATTAAAGCCGGTGCGGAATTAGAACGCGCTGCCGTTATGTACGCGCGTGAGCCAGTTCCAACAATGGTCTTAAAATCTAACGGCACTGCACTTCCAGCAGATCGCATTGCTAAACTTCTAGAATCTTGGGGGCAATCGAGAAGAAATCGCTCAACGGCTTTCCTCAATGCCGATGTCGAGTTACAAACTTTAGGATTCGACCCAGAGAAGCTGCAACTCAATCAAGCTAGATCTTACGTTGCAACAGAATTAGCCAGATGCACAGGCATTCCAGCTTATTACGTAGATGCAGAATCTGGCTCAAGTATGACTTATTCCAACGCACAACTTGCGCGTCAATCTTTGCTGGACTTCTCACTTCGTCCGATTATGACTGCGATTGAAGAGCGTCTTTCAATGACTGGCTTGGCCAATGATTTCGTTCCAGCATCGCAAGAAGTTAAGTTTGATTTAGATGATTACTTGCGTGGATCAGCCAAAGAGCGCGCAGACGTTTACAAGATTCTCTACGACATCGGAGCTCTTACTTCCGATGAAATCCGACTAGAAGAGGAAATGAT